TCCGCACCGCCAGAAAAGCTCACGAAATGCCTTGTGGAATCGCCAGCCATCACGCCGCCCTCAATCCTCTCCCAGCCCGCTTGCCGTCCGTCGCCCGCCCCGCCTGGCACCACGCCGTAAACCTCTCGCAGCGCCTCACAAACTCCCGGTCGTGTAGCAGGGCAATGATGGTGAACTTCGCGGTCCGCACCACGTCCGCGGGCAAGTCATCGAAGACCGAATCCCAGCCGTCTGAGCGGCCCGCGGGTTTCATTCCGGTTGGCATGGTGTTGCCTCGGGTAGCAGAGCGAGGGCGGCTTCGATGGCCTTTCTGGCCCGCCACGCCTCCCGCCGCTTGCCCCTAAGATGCTTGTTGCGAAGACGGGTCTGTTCTTTGGTCGCGCCGTTCAATACCGTACATTTCAGGAGGATATCATTCCGAGATTCCGCACACTCCACGATTGGCAATGCCTTCCGCAACGCCTCCACCAGCGCGGGGACGCACTTGTCCCACAGGTCGGCCTTGCGCTTCTCTTCGGGTACGGGGCAGGTGGCGCAGGCCTTTGGGCAGACCTCATGTCCGTGTACGTCGGGACAGGGGCGTGTATGCTCGCGGTCAGGGTTCGCCAGGACGCCGATAACAGGAATATGCTGTACCGGCTTCCCCGCAAACCTACACTCCTGCCACTCCTCACTCATGGAATAACCTCCCTTGATCCGTCTGTGCGGCCACAGCGACCCGCGCATTCCCGCTGGCCATCCCCCGCAGAACCCTGTTTGTACGCGCTACGTGGCGCTGTGGAGCGACGTTCACCAGCTCATAGGTATGGTAGGGGGCGTCGGGTGCCTTGCGGCTGTCTACGTGCCAACCTGTGCCCCGCAACCCGTGGTTCGCCTCGATCCTTATTCCGCGCACATTTTCGCCAATTCCGTAGATGTGACCGAGCGCGCCGCTTGTCATGGGCCCCCGATGGTAGAGCACGAAGACCATGCGCTCCCATCGGCTCATGCCATCCCAGGTTTTGGCGAGAAGGCGGTGCATGGCTACTTGGTTGCATCCCCCTTCACCGCCGCGTCGTAGGCGGCGAGGGCACGGCCCATTGCGGCCATCGCTTCCACCGGCCTTGCACAGATACGCGCTGCGTTCTTTAGGTTCTCCGCCACCCCCCGCCACTTGTCGCGGTCTGCCGCCAGCTTCGTCACGTAGTCCAGATTGACGTAGGCCGCCGGGCGAAAACCCGGCCCGTCCCGCACGCCAGTATGGACCGGGAAGCCCGCGGGATGCTGCGAGCAGGAGTAGTCTTCGTTGAGCGTGAGACACAGGTTCCCGGGCAGCGAATCCAGGCGCGGCTTCTTCAGCCGCGCGACCTCGGCCTCCGCGGCCTCGGCGCGGTCGCGAAGCGCCCCCCATTCGTCCACGAGTAGCCCCCGCAGGTCACTATTAGCAAACCGTAGACATGCTTGGGCAATTCGTAGGACCGATCGATAGGCGGTGTGATTCAGTTCCTCGATGTCCATCGCCCCATCGTCTCGCGCCAGGAATGCCACGATCACAAGTTCTCCTGGCTGCGCCGAAGGGACCGCGTCATACTCAACCCCCGCCTCTTCGAGAACGACCTTCAGCCGGTCGGGGTGCCTGATGTGGTTGTCTCTATCCTCTCCCATCTCGCTCTCTCCTTAGAACTTCAGCGCCTCTAGCTGCAATATTGTCGTGCGGAAGTGGCGGAGGCCGTTGGCGGGGGTGCGGCCGTAGTATAAGACGTAGTTGGCGTTGCCGTGGGGCATCCGGCGACAGATGCGCGGTACCGCACATCTGGAGCAATCGCGTCGATTGCCAGGGAAGTCCTGGGGTTTCGTGGCTTGGCAAAAACCATCCTCGTTAGCAAACGTCAGGTCTGCCGCCCGCTTCCAGTTGCCCTTCTCCGCGGCCTCCAGCGCCAGTCGGTAGACACGCAGGGAATGCTCCTTAGCCTTCCGCAGTTGCCCCTTCGTGGGTTTCGCCTCTTTGTTGGTCAAGTTCGTTTCCTTAGGAGTGCTGCCAGTTCCGCGGGCCGGGCTAGAACCCACACCGCGCACCCTTCCTCGTCGGTCATAAACCAGGCGCAGCCAGTTGTCAGACAGGCAGAAGCTCGGTCAGCCGCCCTTATCTCGTCTTGCTCGGACGCTAGGTCGAGCTTTGACAACCCCTCAACGCCCGGAGTGGCGAGCACTCCAGCCGCGAGTAGCGGACACACCTTGGTCGGTTGCTTCATCACTTTCCCTCCCCGAAGTGTTTCTCGACGAACTCCACCAGGCGGCGATTGGCGGGGGCCCTGCCGGGGCCAATCGCGGACAACTCAAACAGCCGGGATGGACTTCCCCATGCGTGCCAACGAACGGAGGCCTGGCCGAAGTTGTGCTCCGGGATACACCCCCCATATGCCCACCCCGCCGCCCGCAGTCTCTCTCGCGCCTCACGGTTGGTCATTGCTGGCCGTTCTCCAACGCCTCATGGACCGGCACGAACCCCCACGCCTTCAGTTGGTCCTGTACCTCGTAGCCCAACCACTCGTCGTCATACTCCCCGGTCTGCAGGTTACGGACCCGTCGATTTGCCGGATACCATAGCCTTCGTTCGTCCAGCGGGGTTGACTGTGTGTTGACCCAGAGGCTTGACCAGATGGGTTCAAGGACACCGCCCTCGCGCGGGTTTGGTCCATGTGGCTCCCTCTTATATACTGTGGTCGGGGGACTAGCGGTACTGTCCGTAGACCCGATGTCTAGGAGAAAATACTCGTCCTTTAGATCACCGCGCTTGTTGCGGTGATTCGCGTATGTCAGAACTGCAAATTCCATCACTCTCTCTCTTTCAGGGGGCGGCCCGGTAGCTACCCCGCCCGCATTACGCAGACGGCGGGCCGCCCCCACGTTTCACTCGGTTTCCTTGAGGTGTTCGTAGAACGCCTGTAGTGTCTCCGCGTCGGCCTTCCCCAGGCTCGTCGGGTGTTTTCTCCCCGATTCCATGCACCACGCTACCAGCGCCAACAACGCCTTCCCCTCGGTGCCGAACTTGTCGGTCAGCCAGACGCGGATGTCCGTTGCTCCGTCCGTGTCGGCGGGTGTGGCGGCGGGTGTCTCGGTGGGGGCCTCCGCGGGTTCTTCGGGCGGCTCGTTCTGTATCCAATCACAACCTGATCGCGTCTTTGTCCTGGAGTCCCAAGTGCTGTTGTCACAAGCCCAGAAGCGCGCACCATCGGATTTGCGCTCTCGCCCCACCAGTGTACCGACACCACACTTCGGACAGTTGCCCGATGCGCTGCCATTGCTGGCGGGCTTGCCATCCTCTTCCTGCTCCCAACTCTTTGGGGCCAGGAAGAAGGCAGTCACTCCGCAGGCCTCCTGGATCGCCCGGACCATCGCCCGTTTCTGGGCGCGGGCGGCGACGTTTCGAGTAGTGGAACCGAAGTCTACCGCGAGCGCGTCGGTGAGTTCCTTGTCCTCGCCCGACCATTCGCAGGAGTCGCATTCCAAGATCGACTTCTTCTCTTTGTGCCGATGCACGGTACGGAGGCACACGGGGCAGGCCCGCCGCCGGAAGCACGCCTCCAGGCTAGAAGCGAACCCATCGGTGTCCCAGAGGTCGCGCCCCGTCGTTCTGCTGAACACCGTCACCTTCACGGTGATCTCGACGAGTTCTGCGCCGCGGTCAACCGCCGACAGAAGCTCATCGCGCTTGGCCCGGACGCCATAGTTGAACAGGCCGGCCAGGAGCTCCGCTCCGCCCTTCCAGAGGAACGGCTTGGGAACTCCGGGAATGGTGCCATAGTGGACACCCTTCTTCATCACCGCAGAGATGAAGGCCTCGACGTTCTGTATCTGCGCCTGCGTCCGCGCCGGGTCAATGGCGGCCAATTGCGCGGCCGACGCGGGCAGGCCCGTCTCTGCGTCTCGGTATTTCTCCAGCTCGCTCACTGTTGAGCCTCCTTGATCGTGGTCCGCCATGATCCGGTCTTCGTCTGCTTTCGGCTGATAAGCCACTGCCCACAACGCCAAGTCCCCTCCTGCTCCACGCGCTCGAACCGGGCCTTGATCGCCTTATCCGTCGCGTTGTAGGTCCGCACGATCTCGGCATAGCCGGCGCGCGTCAGCAGGTGGCCTTCAAGGTCGGCGTCCTGAATCACCGGATGGCCTACCCACTCCGTTTCGGGCGCGCAGATGTGGACGAAATCGCACGAGGGGCAGACATTCTCGTCGAACTTCATTCGGGCTGGTTCCAGGTTCGCGTCCAACGCGTTGTAGACGCGTTCGGCGCTTTGGAGTATGCCTTCGCAATATTCATGGTCGAGTTCGATGGGAAGGAAGTCGATCTGCCCCGATTCTTTCCCCCGCAGGGCAAGCAGGCCCTCCTCCGCGTTCTGCATGAGCAGGTAGAGTTGCATCTGTGCGGGGTACTTGCGGAGCCATACCTGCGGAGCCGTTATCAGGTCACGCCAGTTCTCGATGCTTTCTGCGCGGCCGTAACTCAGGCCCTTGTGTTCGCATGGGATCTGTCGGCGGCCCAGCCACTTGCCGGTCACGTAGAAGTCCATGCGTCCGCTGATAAGCCGATGGCGGCCTCCGCGGACGAGGACATTGACCGGCTCCTCGGCGCGAATGACCTGGAAGCCAGCCTCTTCGATATCTGCCTTGCTCGCGGCCGCCTCCAGGTGGCCCTGGTCAAAGAGGGCCTGCAATCCTGGCCGAGGGGGCAATCGGTCATCCCAGCGGGCGATCTCGTAGAACTTGCAGCGGTCACAGGAGTGGCCCGCCGATGATGCCCAGATGTTCGTCGGGCGCGACCATCGGAATTTCGCATCCTTTGTTTCGCGGATGTCGGCCTCAAGGCGTTCCGCGATCTCGGCGATAGTCATTGACTCTGCGGCAGCAGTAAGACTTTGTGTCTTGCCAGCTCTCTCGGCCCGTTCGCGCTCTATCTCGCGTAGGGCCTGCGGATCGGCTGGAATATCTTCGCTGCCTGCTTCTAGCCCAGGCAGTTCCTCGACGGCAGGGAACGTCTCGTGGACGCTCTCGCTCATCGCCTTCCTCCCGTCCGCCGCGGTTCCAATGTGCTGTAGACGCGCACCCCGGGGATGTTCGTTTGCCCCTTGAGGGCCTGCACCACCTTGCCGATGGCCGATTCGTTGACCGTCAGATACTCTCGGGGGATGGCCTGAGCGTCCATGACCTCGAACTTCCAGACCTCCACCATCGCCCCGGCGCCGGAAACCTTCGGTGCCGACAGTACGGGGATAAAGGGCGTGGATACCTCGGCCACAGGTGCGGCCTCGATGGGGGCTTCCAGCAGCTCCGCGGCCTTCGCCTTGTCGCCTGCCGCCTCTGCGGCGACCGCTTCCTGTAATCGGCGTTCCTCGGCTTCCTTCTGCGCCTTGTCCTGCGCTTGGCGGCGAAGTTCGACTGCCACCTTCTCGGCTTCCTCGCGAGCCTTGCGCTCCACCTCTGCCTGAATGCGGCGCTTCTCCGTTTCCCATACCGAGAGTTTGCCGCGCACGATCTTATCCGGTTCGTTCAGGCGGTCAAGGTGGCCGGCCTCCTGCGCGCAGACGGCCTTCCAGGCACCGTGCGCGCCCATCTTCGATGGCTTGAAGTCGGCCTCGATGGCCTTCTTCAGTGCGCCGATGCCGTTCACGATCTCCCAGGCGTGCTTCTCCCCGTCGAGGGAATCAACGACGAGGTGCTGGGCCTCTACCAGCAGGCGGTTGTGGCGTACCTCGATCTCCCGCTCTTGCGCCTCGCTCACGGGAACCAACGCTGTGGCTGTCATCGTCACGCTACACCTCCCTCTTCTCGCAGGAACGCATCCAGCCACCGCGTGTGTTCGCGACACGCCCTTGCGGCACGATTGAGGCTATTCAGCACGCCCCGAGAGACGGCTGGCTCACAGAACCGGCACGGCAAAACGTCTTTGTCCGCCTCCCCCAGGCACTCGGCCCAGCCGTGACAGTACCCACCCTTGACGGGCGACTCGCAGTCCCCGCAGATCGCCTCCGTGAGGTCATTGCAGGGCATCCTGCAATCTGGTAGACTGTCGGTTGCGTGGGCCGTCTCTGCCCCGACCGGGGCAGGGGCGGTTCTCAACTCTGTGTCCATCGTCGCTCCTCCTGCTTGGTAGCCTCTGGCTACCTTTCGTGATTTGGGGGGCGGGCTGGCTGCATCTGTGGCTGCGTCTCTGCCCGTGAGTGGTCTGCTGAAGTTACTGTAGGCCCGCCCCCGTAAGAGATGCCCGGCAGGGGGACTGGTGTTGGGGGGCCGTGGTCCGCCCACCGGGCGTACTCCCAACTCGTTCCTGTACGACCTCGAAGCCATGCGCCCGCAGCGCGCCAATCAGCGCCTGACGCACCTCGGGCGGCTTCTTCATGGGTCCATGCACGACGGCCAGCACTGCTCCTGTCTCTGGGTCCAGCACGTCATGGCGCTGAAGGACTGTCATCGTATGCCCCCTATGACCCGCAGAAACGTCAGCAACCGCGCGCAGGCGAGCCGCTTCTTTGCCTCCAGGCGGCGACCGCACTCGTTGGCGAACACCTCCGCCCTGGCGTCGGGGGGAATCCCGAAGCCCTCCCGCTCTTGTGCATACGCGGTGACGTTTCCATACTGGTCATCCCCAACGCCGAGGTGATGGAGGCCATACTTGGCGATCTCCCTGCGGTAGTCGTCCACATCCCAACGCACAAACCGCCCGCGATTGTCACGCATGATATCGGTGCCTCCTCACTCCGGGCAGTACGCCGGGGTAGCCGGTTCGTAGCCGCCCGGACCATGCACGATATAGAACGTCTCGCCCGCGACCGGGGGCAAGCCCTCAAGCCGAATGATGGGCGGCGGGGCCATGCGCTCTATCTCTGCCCGCACGAGTAGCGCCTCCGCGCTGTACGCGCCATGTCCCGGTACTCGGTCAAGGCGGTCGCCTACGGTCTGCGGAAGCCACCGTACAAGCACCCAGACGGCCACGATGAGCACCAGGAGTTGAAAGACGCGGCAGACGACCACCACGGCGCGATAACGCCGGTTCATGTCGCGACGTAGGCGATGCTCGATCTGACTGAGTTCCCGGAAGCCCTTAGTCACCGTTACCTCCTATGGGCGTCAGCCCGTTTCGTTGGAAGGCCCGCTGGAAGGCGGCCGCGAGCGCGACACTGCTAGGGTCGTTATCCCGCAGGAGACGGCCGGCCGGGGGTTGGATGGGGTCAGGGGGGTGTAGTGGAATGCGGCCGGCCGTCTGCGGGTGCCGCCGAGGGCTCCCAGCGGGCAAGTGCGCTGTGGTGTGTCCTGCCGGGCGAGAGGGTCGCAACCCAGATCGACCTAGGCTACGACCCCCTCGCGCCGACCGGGCCAAGGAGGGAGGCATGGTGAGGCAGGGGGGGGCGGACGACTGCGAACGCTGCTGCCTATGCTCCGTCGCCTGTTTGTCCGGGTCCGCCCCGGGCGTGGATTCATGGGGTCGGTAATGCGGCGCGCAAGGCTTCACCGATTCCCCTCCGCCGCAAGGTCCTGAATGGTCTGGCGGAGCCTTGCGTACTCAGCCTTTGAGAGTCGGCGGCCGCCGGGGAGAATCCCCCGGCAGACCTCGCTCAACCAGCCGATGCTTACCTCTGCGCGATCCGCCACCCGAGTAAGTGTGACGCCCCTATGGCGGTTCCGATTGATCAGGACGCCGAGACTCCTCAATTGGGGCCTGGAGGCGCTTCGAACGCTGTCTGTGGCCGAACTGGTACTCATTCGCCTACCTCTACTCATAATTCCACTAGTACCTATACCACGTCGGGCAGGTTCTTGTCAAGGCCCCAGACGAAAAAAGTTCATCCGGCACACCCGGTCCTGTGGTATACTGGTGTCATGCGGGAAGATCGAGCTGGATTTAGCATGGACTTCGGCAGCTTCGTCAAGGGGCGCCGGGGTAGTCAAGGCCAACTGGAATTCGCGAGTGTTGCGGGTACCAGTATCAGTCAGCTCAGCCGAATGGAGAACGGGTATGTGCCACCCAAGAAAGGTCTGGTCAGGATTGCCGCCAACCTGGGTGACGATCCCGCCGAATGGCTGGAGGCGGCTGGCTACGCTCCGCCAGAGGGAAAGGCCCCGGAACGGGAGCGGGAGATATCCGGGGGGCGTCCGGTCCTGCCCTCGGATGCAAGCCTGCCCGTGAAGGGCACTCTCCACGGGGGGACCATAACCGATGCCGCCGAGGAGAACAGCGACTACTTCCCTGCGCTCGAAGAGCGCTCGGCGCGGGCAGACTACGTGGTCCGGATCGAGGGCCACAGCATGAGCCCGATGCTGATTCCGGGCGATTTCGCGGCGGTACGGAAGGCCTCCACCGCGCAGGCTGGCGATCTGGTCGTCGCCAAGCAGGATGATGATAGGTATGTGAAGTGGTATATGGGGTGCCAGGGCGGTGTCGTCCGGCTGGAAAGCGAGAACCCAGCCTATGAACCGACCGAGAGCAATGAGATAGAGATCATCGGCGTGGTCGTGTGGAGCCACAGGCCTGAAGAAGGATTGAAGAAGAGGCGAGAGTAGACGCAGGAATAAGAGGAGGAGAAGAGATGCGAAAGATGGCGATGGCTTTGTTGGTGGCGGCGGCGGGGGTACTGTCCCTTGCCGCGGTAGATGTGTGGGCCCAGGTCTTCGGCGTTCACGAGCCGGGCAGCGTGTACTTCTCCGATGTGGTGGCCGGTAGTGCCGGCGACGAGCACATCGGGTGGCTGGCTGAATCCGAGGTGACCGGGGGGTTCCCGGACGGAACTTACCGGCCCAACGACTATGTGACGCGCGAGCAGATGGCGATCTACTTGGCGCGACAGCGGGCGGTTTCTACTATTGATACACTATTGCTTTGTGACCTGGCGTTCGGCGGTGTCGATTGGGGCAGTATCTTCGGGGTGCCGGGCGGATTGACCCAGGCGCAGGAAGACGAGAACTGGCAGCAACTCGAACACGGACTCGCCAACGCCCAGGCCCTAGGCGGCGAGATCACGTTGCCGCACGCGGTCAACTTCTGGAATGCCTGGGAATTGCCCTGAGAATCCATGCTATCGGCTAAACTTGCTGGAGCGAGGCCGCGCTCTGGCTTGAATAGGCCAAGGAGGGGCTGATGAGAAGGCTGTCGGTTGTTCTGTCGTGCGTGTTGCTTCTCGGGGTGTCGTGCGGGTTGCTTCTGCTGGTGAATGCCTGTGCTCCCAAGTCGCCTTACTCGGGCGATGTTCCGACGGCCCGGGTGACCGACCACGGAGCACCAGCAGATAGACCCGAAGTTGCACCGCAAGTCCCCGAACGCGCCACGGAGGATGTACAGGACATCGTGCACGCCACGAGAACGGGCAAGCGTTACCACCGCGCGGGTTGCCGCCATCTCGCGAAGTCCGACATCCCCATGAGCCGGGCGGACGCCGAGGCGAAGGGGCTGACGCCTTGCGGCACCTGCAAACCATGAAGGAGGTTGGGAAGATGAGCAGAGGCAAGTGGATCGCTCTAGCTGTTACAATGTATCTGGTGGCAATAAGCATTCCGACGGCGTTGGCATCGGCTGAGTGGTATGAAGCGGCGGACGTTCCACTGTCGGCAGCGGACATCGCGTCGGAAGTGGATGATCGCCTGAGGGAAGCGCGCGTGAGTGAGCCTGCCGCTATGCCGATGTGGGAAGATGTGACTGCACTCCGTTTGAGGCTAATCCCTGCTGCCCAATTGGTACTCGAGAGGAACGCAGCAGCAGCGGAAGCAGCGGCGTGGGAGGTTATCGTCCGGGCGTTCCCCGGTCTCCTACCAGAGGGGCAAATGGTGCTGCAGTGCCCGACGTGCGGCGAACGACGGCTGTCCGCTAGGGCAGTATCCGATCCGAGGGTCTTCGCCCTAGCTAACTGTGGTGCACACGTGAGCGTGCCTAAGCCGATGGTCGAGACCGACGTCCTCGTCCTCTGTGCCCTCTGCGGCCGGAGCGAGCGGGCGATGTGCCGCGTGCAGGAGGGCCCGCGGAGGATGGTGGGTTATTGCTCTGCGAAACAGTGCCAATGGACCAGTGAACTTGAGCAGAAGCACCCGGATTGGGGCAGGAATGTCTGCGTGCTGATTGGCCTGCACAAGATTCGCATAGGGATGACTACCCAACAAGTCAGGGAATCTTGGGGCTGGCCCGGCCATATCAATACCACAATCACACGCTGGGGGCGTCACGAACAGTGGGTGTATGGTCGATTCCCATACAGTGAGTATGTGTACTTCGAGAAGGGCATAGTCACTACGATTCAACAGTGAACCATCTTGAGAATGAGGTGCTATGGCTAGCGGTGTGATGAGCGGTCCCGTCCCCGCCGTCATCTACGCCCGGGTCTCGACGGAAATGCAGGCCACGGACGGCGGCGGTCTCGACGACCAGCTCCGGGTCTGCCTCGCCACCTGCGAGGCTCAGGGCTACACCGTCCTCGGGATCTTCCGCGATGAGGGTTTCAGCGGCGCCATCGAGGATCGCCCTGCCTTCCAGCAGGCCCTCGCAGCCGTTCCGCCCGGCGGCGTCCTTGTCGTCTCGCAGTATGATCGCCTGAGCCGCGATGCCGCCTTCCGCCTCGGGTTGCCCGGGGAACTCTCGGGTCGGAACGTGGCGATTGAATCCCATTCCCAGGGGCGCGTCGATGTCGACAGCCCCAGCGGATTCCTCGCCTATGCGGTCGACGCCGTATTCTCCGAGACGCTACGACGCGTGATCAGCGACGCCACCAGGCGGGCCTTCCAGCGGCACCGGCGAGAGGGCAGGCAGCACGGCGGGAAGGCCCCCTATGGGTACGAGTGGGGAGAAGAGAAGCAACTCCTGCCGCGGACCGATGAGGCCGAGGTGGTGCAGCGGATCTTCGAGTGGGCGGCGGAGGGCTCAGGGGTCGCCAAGGTCGCCAGTCGGCTCAGTGGAGAGGGTGTGCCTCGGCCGGACGGGTCCTCCGAGGCCTGGCTGGACATAAGCGTCAAGCACATCATTCGCAACCCTGTCTACGTCGGGCGCGTCGCCCACTGCTACGAGAAACGCTCCCGGGTGGGGCGAAGTCCGGTCTGGCAGAAGCTCCCGCCTGATCGCTGGACGATCCATGAGGGCAAGCACCCTGCCATCATATCCCGCGAGTTGTGGGATCGAGTGCAGTCGCTGGTGCGCGCACGATCCTGGCACGCGCCCACAAACTACGGGCACCAGTTTCTGCTGACGGGGCTTCTGCGCTGCCCTTACTGCGGCGGGAGGATGAACGGCTGCCACCTCTTCACGCCTACCGGCCGCTATGCCGTGTATCGGTGCTCGCGCCAGGTCCACACTCATACCTGCCGCGGAGTCTGCCGCAGCGCTCGGAAATGGGAGACGGCCTTCCTCGATGACCTGGAGCGGATTCTGGCCGGCGATGCCATCCTGGGCCAAACCTGGTGCTACGGGATGCCACAGCGAAAGAGCCTGCCGGCTGAAGCCGAGATCGCCGCCCTGGAAGCCCAGCAGCAGCGGGTCGCCGGGGAATTGGCAACCGGGGATTGGCCGCGCGAGGTACTACTGAGGGAGATGGGCCGGTTCGAGGCCCGGCTGGAGCGGTTGCGCGCGAGCGTGGCGGATGCCGAGCAGGAGAATCAGGGCGAAGAGGAACCGCCCGCCGTCCTCTCCGGTCTGCGTGAGGTGCTGACGTCGCCCGAGGTGCCGATGGCCCGGAAACGTGCCGTCCTGGCTGAAGTCGTACAGCAGATCGACTGGCAGAATGGGGCGTTGCACACGACGTTCCGACCGGAGGTCTACGCGACAACCGACGAAACGTGACCTCCTTTCCTATCTTGTCGCGTACGCTTCTAGGTGCGCACTATGATGGTTCGGCGGCGGCTACGATTCTCCTTCTGCGATTTGTCGCTCCAGGGCCTCAATCCGTTCAACGTGTGCTTGGATCGGGCGCACGCCGTTTTCCCAGCGGTGGATATTCCACCAGGTGGTGCCGAGGCGCACGGCCAGTTGCTGTTTCGAGAGCGGTTCGCCCGGTTCGCCGAGGGCCTCCCGCAGGGCCAGTAGCCGTTCGGGGATGCTTCGGGGCTTAGGTCTGGACATGGGGCGGCTCCTGCTTGACCCTCTCCACCATTGCCTGATGGCCCGCAATGGCTTCTTCTTCCGTTGAATAACGGTTCTGTTCCTGATCGAGGGTTCCGCCGAAGACCAGTGTCTCAAAAATGAGAGGAGGCCCTCCTGGCCCGAATCGGTGATCGAGCCCGAGCCAGACGGTTGATATGAGCACGTTGCCGACGTCTGTCCGCCGAACGATCTTCTGTTCCTGGTCCTCGAAAGCCTTGGCCCACTCCATGAGTTTGCACGGGCTTCCATCCCTGCGATAGTATCTAGCCATCGTCTCCGTCTCCTTCCGGGCCCTCGCCCTGTCACGCGTGTCTGATTTCATTCCAGAGCGCCTTCGCTTCTGCCAACTTGCGCTCAAATCGGGCATGGTCCGCGTCGCTACGAATTGCGACACCGAATACGTGGGTCGTGGAGTAGCGAAGGATCTGGTAATATTCATCGAGCCATTCCCGGCGGACGCGGACGGTTCGCGATATACCGCTGAGGCTATCGCCTTCGAAGAGGCAGACGGCTCGCGGGTCGGCCGCTACTCCCCTCACCGCGTCAGCTTGGCATCTCGTCAATGCTGGCATCTCGTCTACTCCTTTCCTTTCCGGGCTCTCGCCCTAGTCACTCCCCATCAGGGGCTAGGGTCGATTAATGCTGCGGACCTCGCAACTATAGTCCATGCCGTCCATGTCGCCGTCACCCGGATAGCCAGCGAGAAAGTGCGCGTAGAGTGTGGCCAGCCGGCCACCGTGCCCACTGGCGTATGCGGGATTGACCGCGACGTGGCTTCCGTGCTGGTCGTATGTGTCCGTATCCCGCGGGTTCAGGCGAAGGCCGTGCCCAAGCCAACAGTGTTGTGGGTGGCCGTAACCTGAGATCACTACCGATTGGTCGGGGTAATCCCTACACAACCGCGCTAGCAGTTCGGCTCTGGTCATCTGTCCTACCTCCTTGGGCTCTCGCCGTAGTCACTCCCCACGGCCCGCCGTCGCCGACGGGCCAGGGCAGGGGCTAGCGCAAGAATGACTCGGCGATCTCACTGAGCGTCAGTCGCTGGGGTTGCCCGCGAAACTCCAGATAGCGATACTCAGACGAGTTGCGAATCAGCGGCTGGCGTAGAACGAATCGCGAACCGTCTGTTTCGATCTCCCACGGACTGCCAGCGGTTGCCAGTGCCTCCTGTAGGCTCTTTCGCGTCCAGCGCTTTCTCATCTTCGTTCCCTCCTCGGGTAGTCTGTTCGCCTCTCGCTGCTGGGGCTCAGGCCCCAGCTACCAGGGGCGAACGGCAGGGACAATCGTCATACGATAACAATGTGGGGGGCGAGGGGGCCGCGGCGGGATACGTGGGTCACCGTGAGCTTTCGCAGTTCGTGGCGAAGATCATCAGCAAGTGCGCGACACTCATCATCGATGCCGTTGCGAATGACTACCACCCAGCCGCCACACTCGCCCTGTCTGTGGTAAGCCTGATGGCCGAACACCGTTAGGTTTCTCGCCAGTTGCTCGGCTTTGCTTGCGGTCATCGTCTCTTCCCTCCTCGGGCTCTTGCCCCGCTTCTCATCTACCCTAATTTTACCATATGCTAAGCAGATGTCAATAAGATTCCGACAGTTCTTGTCCATTTCGGGGAACTATTTTCGGGGCTCCTGGGGGACTCTAGGGGCGTCCTGGGGCAGGGCGCCGCGCTTCCCGGCGTTCGAAGGCGATCCAGCGCTGGTGTTTCGCCTCTAGGGTTCGCTGCCAATGGGCAAAGAGACCGGGTTCTTCCCGGCCGAGGGAGCGCAGGGCGGTGACAAAGTCTCCCGTATCAATAGGCAGTCGCGCAGGTCGGCTCTGCCGAGGCCCGCCGCGACTGTCCTGGCGCGTACGAGTTGCCATCCCTCAGCCTCCCATTGTGGCTTGAGTTTCCATCCATTCTCGTGGGGATCGCAACACTCGCCCAACCAGACGCGGATGAACTCCACTCACTCTTCCCCGTAGGCCTTGAGCAGCGCGCAGGTGATGGCCTCGCAGGTGCGTTCCTCGGCATCGGAGCGCCACTCGTCGAGAACCTTGCCGGCCGTGCCGAATGCGCCGGCCCCCCGTTCGCAGGCCAGCGTCAGGGGCGCGAGCAGCATGTGAACCACCTCGTGGCAGGCAATGTCGTTCTGTGGGGCCGCCTCCGGGTTATACTCGACGATGGCGTGACGATAGACGTACTGGTCCTGCTGGGTTACCGCGCTATACTGCGTACCCGTCAACTCCTCCGAGGCCTTGACGGATACGATCCATCCGGGCTCGTGCGGAATCAGTACGCGCTTGACCCACTTCTGAATCAGTCCATCCCAACTATTGGCACGGCGACCAGCCGCAGGCGTGGCAGATTTGGCATGCCGACTCATGGACGACCTCCATCCCGCAGTCGGGACACAATATCGGCGGCGACCTCAATTCCTCGGATGCACTGCATCTCGTGTCGGTCAGGCCAGAAGATGATAACGGGGATGGTGGGCTGGGATTCCCCGAAGTCATGCGAGTCTGAAAAGTTGTCATAGGGTTTGTAGCTTCCTGGCCGGACGAGGATGCTGTGCTTTCCTTCATGCTCTACCTCTTGAATGCCGAAGATGTGTTTGTCGGCATGCGCCACCACGTCATAATGCCGATCAAAATACAGGGTGCGGATGTTGCTGTGCGTCGGGTTCCACTGACTGGTCCCACGGGCCTTGTGGCGAACCGCGATCTCGTATTGCTGCTCGCCGACCTGCAGGTGGATGGTGCCGCCGTGTCGCAGGTACGGAATCTTGAAGTCGTGACTCAGCCATTCCACGGGGTCAAAGGCGGCCATCTGGCTTGCCCAATGGTCGTGCTGTCCGGTCACGTCGCCAAGGACTTTGCCCTGCAGGTATTCCCGATAGGAGGCCCAGACATAGTGGCGTTGTATCTTGACGGGAACCAAGGCCTCTTGCGCCCCATCCTGCATGGTTGGCTTGATGAACGCATCGCAGAAGTCGCCCAGCTCCGCGGTGTAGAGGCCGGCGGTATCCCGGATGATCGCATTGTCCCGCCGGAGTAGTTTGTACAGCGTGTTCTTATTTCCCGCGTGCCAGTCACCGCGGAAGGCCACCGCGATGGGCTGATCGGTGGCGATTACGACAGGTACCTCGCGCTGCGCGGTATCCCACTTCTGGTGTTGTTCGGCTGCCGTTTCGAGGAAGTCTAGCAATTCCGTCGGGTCTGGCGGATACTCCTTCAAGCCCGGAAACTCAGGCGCCACATGGCCGGACTGCGCGGCCGGGGATCGGCCATTCCTGTCTCGGAGCACCCCCGCGTCCCGCACGATCTTTCGCACGCAATAGAACGTGAGCCCGAGGTCGTCACGGATGCGGTCAAGGGAATCGCCCCGCGCATAGCGCGTGAGGACCTGCTCGGTAATCGCTGGGTCCATTCGCCTACCTCCAGCCGGGATGGACGCGGGGAGTGCGCGCCAAGGCGCACCCCCACGCCGCCCGTTCGCTTAGAGCGCCACGCCAAAGCTAGCGAAGACGCCTACACCCGCATCCGTGATGTAGCACAGCCCAGCCCGCGCCGCCGTGCGCGAACCCTCTGCCTCGTACAACGGCAGGCTCACGCCGACCGCGAGCTTCACGTCGTTCATGTCCGTCGGCAAGCCCAGGGAACCCTTGCTGTGCAGCAGTAGATGGCCCTGGAGGTTCGCGCCGACGTACTGCGGGATTGTCCCCAGGCTAAGCGATTCCGGCTCCTCGATAGGCAGAGCCTTGCCGCTGAGGTCATAGGCGAGGAATGAACCTGTCCCGCCCGACAGCGGTTGCACGATGGCGATACCGCCGGACTCGAAGAGTAGGCCCTCCGCCTGCGCCGGCACCGCCAGACACAGCAGTACGGCAAACAACACTAACAGTCTCATCTGTTCTCTCCTTCGCAGGCAGCTTCTTTGAGCTTCGCCTGCGCGACTGTGATGATGGAGGCGAGCGCCGCCAAATCCTCAGCGGTCAACTCGTCCTCCCTCCTCCCGGCCACATCGACTCGAAGGAAACACTTTGCCCGCTTGAACCAGAACTCGACGGGCCGGCCAAACAACCTCACTTCACCGATCTTCTCATTCAGCACGGTATTCTCTCCCAAAGCGCGTCGATTTTCCCCCCCGAAGTCCAACGGTTTGCGTGTTCGTTCGGGCGGAGGATAGTCACCATCCCGCCCTTGCTACTCGTCGCCTCAATGGTGAAGCCGCGCCCGAGACTCAGCCCGACGTGCCCATGTCCGGTGTTCGGGTCCGGCCGCCGAAACAACAGGCAACCCACATTCTCCAGGGCGGCATCGACGGTGATCTCCCGCACCCATTGCGCCTGCACCCAGGACCCATGCCAGCGCGCGATCGGTAGCGTGGCCCCGTTGTGCTCGATGAACTCCAATCCGCCGCCGAGGGGGAACGGGCAACCGTCCAGCATGACGCGGGAGGCCACGAGGGTGTGAACGAACCCTGAGCAGTCCATTGGTTTGTCGGGTGGGGGCAGCACCGTCAACGCGCCGAGCTTGGCCCCGAGCAGGTATGGGTGCCTGAGCAGACGCAGGGCGAGTTCGCGTACGCCCACGACGCGAGTGTAACTGGTGGCTACGACGGGCATGTCATCATCCTTCTTTCCGGCGGGTGCGGTGAGCGCAGTCCGAGATGATCGCCGCCAGACCCTTCACTTCGTTGCAGGTGTCCTGGAACGCTTCGGTCATTGGCCCCAGGTGGTTCTGGAGGAAGGCCCGGTTGTTCTCGGACTCCTGCCTGAGGGCCGCGAGGAAGTCAACCCGCGCGGCCGCACCATCCTCGCGATGCCGATTGACGATTCGCTCGAATCGGTAGAGCAGGAGCGCGGCGAGAAGCAACGCGCCGCCCATCGGCACCCCCAGGGCTTTGATTAGTTCGATGTTTAGCAGTCCGGTGTCCATGTCATTGCCCCCTGGCCTTGGCTGAGCACGGCCTCACGCTGTCCGTTCGTCTGGCGGATCGCCCTCTGGATTTGCCGCCCCACACAGTCGCATCAGTGGCGCCAACATCAGCACGCTGCTTCCGCCAATATGCCCCTCGCGCTCGGCTACGCGGCCGCGCTGAATGTCCTGGCGAATGCCTTCCTTCAGGATGTCGCGGTCGGCATCATCCATCTCCAGCGCGCCGTCGGCCTTCATCGCCTGGACGATACGGATGCCGAACTCCTGGATGCGCAGGACCTCCTCGCCCTCGCGCGGGCGCATACCACCGACGACGTTGGCAAGGGCGTGCCCGATTGTGATTACGAGTCCCTTCCCGTCGCCGGCGGGAACAACAATCGTCTCTCCGTCGAAGTTCGTGATCGTCTGATTTACATTGACCGCCTGCTTGTCGTCTGCCACGGGTTCTCTCCTATGGTGTCGCTGAGTCGTTGCTTTCGTAAGTGCCCTCGTCCAAGTCCACGATTGGCGACGGGATAGCGGCTACACTCTCGGCGACGCGCTTATCCCAATCCCGGTCAAGCAACGCCACCAGCGCGGCGAAGGCCTGCGGATGCTGGGTATGAAGCGCCTTCAGAAGTCCGCGCAACCTCGTGTCGTTGGCGAGCAGCTCGCGCAGTTCGTATATTCTCGCCTGCCATCTCGTCGTCGGTTGGAACATCTCGTGTCTCCTAGTTGATCGCCCACATCGTACATTGGCGCATAGTCGCCGAGTTGAGGACGGCAGCCGTATCCCAATCCCACGTCACTTCGAGGTTAGCCGCGAGAGTCGTGTTCACGGGGCGAAGGCCTCCAGTAGCGGGAGTGATATTTACGCGGGCTGAGCCACCCGCAATATCGTTCCAGAGATACAGGGTGCCTTGCGCCTCCACCGTACCTCCGGCACCCGCGGTGCGCCCCTGTATCACAGCATCCAGTACCCAGAGGCCCGTCGCCACGCCTCCCAGTTCGCCCTGATCCCATCGGAGCAAGGTCACGGCCCCAAACTTGAGGGCAATGGACTCCCCACCAGGCGGAGCAACCTTGGTCGTGAAGGTGCCACTGGCCCGGACGTGAACGCCCTTGGGGGCCACCCCCGCCAGCGCCCACCAATGCGCGGGGAGGGGCAAACTGCTCGACTGAAAGGCTGTCTCAGCCGCCGTGTCCTGTATGGTGTCGCCCGCCTGAATGGCGGTTTGCATATGTAGCACGCCCGCCATGCGCTGTGCTATCCCTGCGGCCTGGAACATCGGAGAGCGATAGAGGTTGTAGTATGCTACCTCTCCGTCTGTCGTCGGTGCCGCCGCGTGCGCGTCAGAAAAATACTGCCTTGCGAAGCCGAGGGCCGAGGTGCCGAGAGCAACCACGTCGTCTGTTGCCCCGTAGATAGCATTGCTGTATGGGCTAATAACAATGCCAGAGGTGTCAACAAGTGACCCGCTATGGAAAAATTGATGGTGACGCCCAGAGATGTAGTTCAGGTAGTAGGAGGTGACCCCGAAGCCATACGTGCCGCCGTACAGGTTGATATGGGAAATGCTGGGGGATGCTGGTGTGTTGTCGTAGTAGTCGGCGAAGTGCAGCATCGGCGTTGGGGCTGCGCCAGTTACGCCAGCCAGGAGTTGCAGTTGCCCCACCGATGTCAACCGCGCCCGTTCTACCCCGAGTGTCGCCAAGCCCAGCGCACCCGCGGCTTGAGAAAACATGCCGTCTGTCGTGCGCCCGACAAAGGAGCATGGCGGAAGGGCCGCGCTGCCCACCCCGAGGAGAAGCTGGTTGGTCACGTCGTCGTACTGGAGGTTGGCGACGTCATGCGCGATCTCATTGGCGGCATTCGCGAACAGTACCGCCCCCGAAGGGAACGGCATCTGCGCGGTGAGGTCGGTATATTGTGTAACGTCAAGGTGGTAGTAGTCCGGGCCAAGGCCCTGCAACCCACCCAGCCAGTTGTGATCCACCACGCCGCCACTCGCCGTAGCCGAACTTGTCCGCAGGCCACTCCATCCGCTGCTCGGGCCAATGATCTCCATGTCGTGGTGGACGCCGGCGACGCGCCGCGCCGTAGCGCTCTCGCCTATCCCGGGCGCGAGCGCCCCATCCGCCAACGGTATATCCTCAATCGTGTAAGTCCGCTCGTAGAGACGGAACCAGGTCGCGCGGTTCGCGTAGCTGTCGTAGGTACTGCCCGCATCGGGATAGGGATCGCCCGCATTGTCGACGAGGGTGACTCCCGCGCCGACCTCCAGGTAGCGACGGGCGAAAACGTAGGTGCCGTCCCACTCGTCAACAGGCGCCAGGCGCGGATCGGAAGCGCAGAGGGCGAGCCAATAATAGGTCCCCGTGTTCAGGGTAATGTCGTTGGCGACGAGATAGATAAGCGTCCAGTAGTCGTCACTGATCTGATGGGCATGACGGTATCCCAGCACGCCGACCAGGGTGCGGGCGACCGTGAAGTTCGCGTCCGTGCTGGAGAAGATCGCCACCCAAACGGAGTTCTCTCCCACGACTCCCGGCGGCGAGGTGTGGAGCTGAATCTCGACTCCGTTGACGATGGTCTGTCGCGCGACAGTGAACCGGGAAATGGAATGCCGCGGAGCGACCCCCACCCATTGGCTAATCGGAATGTGGTATCCGTCATCATGCCGGTCATTCGCGAAGCCGGCGAACTCGTCCCGAAGAGGTATCGCGTCGACGGTATTGCCGGTAGTGTAGATGACGCGCACCGGCTCTGTTTCCAGATGGTCCCAGACAGTCAGCAGGGTGAAGCGCTTCTGACCCTCCAGGAAACTGACCGGCATACCCAGGGTCGGCACCAGGGATTCAGGGAACGTACCCAACCCTGTCGGTGTCTGTTCCGGTCGATCTCCCGCCATGCTCACGCCACCACGTAGCCGCTGAGTTGTGTGCTGCCCCGTGACGGCGTGACGCCATGCTGCACCTCTCGAACCCACAACGCGAAGGCGCCGCCGCCCGGGTCTTCTATCGTCACCACGTCACCCGCCTCAATCCGCAGGTCAAGGCGCTCTAGCAGCACCCGCGAGCGATTCTCCGAGAGCGTGGCAATCGTCATCTCCTGGGTCGCCACGGTAAAGCCGTCATTCCAATTCCAGACCGCCGGCCCCTCCACTTCGCCCTTCAGTTGCCCGAAACGGTCAATCAGCGCGTCATTCCAATGCTGCACATAGACGCGCGGGTAAACATACTCTGTGGCATGGCCGGCTACGTCGAAATCGAAGGCTATGGTGAGTAGTGGATCACCCAATGCCCGACGCATTTGAAATCGCACCGTCGCGTTCTGTCGGTCGCTGGTGTCGTTGTACAAGTCGCTGCCGCCCAGCACATAGGGCGCCGTGAGGAAGTCCCCGATTGTCCCGGTCGTCATACGTATCTCGGAAACCACCGACGCGCCCGCCCGGAACCGTTCGCCTATGGGGCCGCCGATGCCGAGACTGATTGTCCAGGTCAGATTTGGCGGCGCCCAGACCTCGGTGATATCGCAGTTAAGCACATCACCGCCCGTAGTTATCGCGCTAGCTCCCGAAAATACTACATATCGAAACTGTGCCCCAAAGCTCCCCGATGCCCAGACCGAGTCGTCTGTGATACGAGAGAAGGGATGGTCGGCCTCGCCGCCTATCACTCGAATCCGCGTACTCGTCGGGTCCTGGCTAGAGGGGCCATCTACGCTCCGCACGTTCGCCCGCGGCACCACCATCGCGATGGGCCACGCCCCCGGCAGGCCAGCCGGCAGCAGCAGCCCCGACGCCAGCCGCCCCAGATAGTCGAACCAGACGCGGTAGCCCTTGGGCTGCATGACGTATGCCGCCATCTGCGCGACACTCATCTGATCGAACTGCAGGGTTTTCATGATGTCCCAATCGCTCAGAGCATCGAGAGCGAAGTCATCCGGCCAGGCGAACCCGCCGAACTTCTCAAGCAGGTCGGCCAGGACCTCGAAGGCCGTCCAGTAGAGTGGCGTCGCTCCCCGTATCTGATACGCGGGGGAGGTCTGCGCGTTGGTCCATAGGTCGGCCAGGTCCGTGACGAAGAGCACCACCGTGCGGACGGGCCGGCCATAGGTGGGCTTGCACTCGACGATGGTGCCGGTCATAACGCGCCAGTACGTCGGCAACCCCGCCAGAATCTCGCCCATCTCGATCCGCACCTCGGCATTCCGCGCCCGGACCGCCGCCGCGTAGATGCCTCCCACCGGATCGAACTGCCCATTTTCGCTGTGCAGGGTGATGCGCGCCGAGTTTCCCGACCGTAGCGGCCGCGCTACCTCTATGCTGGCGACCCAGGCCGTCACCTCAAGCGGGTCGGCGAAGCCCCCATCCCCATGGTCGGCCAAGTACACCCGCGCGCAGGGCCGACTGACCGGCTCGCCCAAGGCCGCATTATAGGCTGCTGCGTCTACACCAAGGTCCCTCATGTCCCCAACTCGTCGATGATATTCAGAGTCAACCGCACTTCCTCCGCGACGCCGAAGCTCGCCGGGCCCACGGTGATAGCACCTCCGCGGGTCGACGGCACGACCGTCTGCCGGGCGGTGACGTCCGCGATGATGGCCTGGTAGAGCTGGCCGTCGTCCAAGTCCACCTGATAGACCACGCCGCCGCCCTGCGCATGACACAACCCGCGCAGAATGCAGAACTGCCCTCCCTGCCAGGCTGTCGCCGACAATTCCCCGGCGAGCGGGCCCCAGGCCCCGGCGGTATACTTGGCGTAGCCAGCACCCGCCGCGGGTGTACCCCCCCATTGAACCTGTCCCGCCCCCAGCATGTCCTCGCCCGAGAGGACGAGCCATGCAATCGCGGGGTCGCAGGGGTAGGCGATGGGGGCATAGACCTCGTGGGCCTCCCATGCTACGCCGATGGTGGTTGCGTCAATGTGTCCGATGATGCCGAGGCGCGTTGTCGGCACACCGCCAGTATCCTCCCAGACCTCGACGCGGAGCTGGCCGGTAACTGCCCCGACGGCCTGAAGCCATAGGCGTGCGGCGGATACGGCGTTGAAGGCCGGCACCGGTATGCGATAGGCTAGGCTCTCCCCAAGGACCAGATTGTCGCACATTACGTTGACGTCGCCATAAGTGCGAACGATGGCGATGGCATAGCCGGACGGCAGGGCGTCCCACTCCAGGCGCACTTCGTCGTCGCCGGGGTGTCCCGCTAGGGAATGCGCGATGACGCCCGTCAACGTTGGCTCGACGGCCAACCTGGGCCTGCGTGACACGGGCCGCCATCCGGGACGCGGTCCATGGTGCCAATTATCGTAGTTGCCGATCCTCATTGCATTCTCCGCCCATACCAGGAGATTTCGTCCCCGAGAGAATCCGTCAGGCGCTGCGAGAGACGGCGGAGGCCCCGATCATCGAGATTGTCCACCGAGACGGTGACGTAGACGGGGCCGACACCAGCCCCGAACGCCGCCCTCGGACCCGTCAACGGAATGACCGCCTCCGGGCCCCTCTCCCCAATCATCGCAACCGTCGGGCGAGTCACAATGCCACCATGCTGGAGGCCGGGAATTAGAAAACTGGCACCAGCCATAACCGCCGCCGCCGAGGCCATCGTCGCAGCCGCCGCGATCATTCCCGCCGAGGCCGTCCCCATCAAGGTGCCTGCTGCAGCATTCGTGACGGCGGCCGCCTGCGCGAGGGTTGCCGCCCCTACATTTGTCGCTGCCGTGGTCGCGTTGCTCACGGCGGTTTTGACTTCTACTCCCGCGGCCGCTACAGCCTGCAGGGAAGCACCCACCCATTGGCCCAACGGACCCGGAAGTGCGGTGGCCGCGGCCGTCCAGGCATTCATTGCTCCCGTAAGTTGAGTCGCCGCCTGCTGGCCCGCCAGTTGCTGACCGAAAGCCGCGTTGGCTTCCTCCTGCCGACGTATCTGGACGGCCTCGGTGATGCGTTGCTGAATCTCCTCGACCATCTCCCGCGAGATCATCTCCAGCAGGGCCTGCTTGACCATGCCCGCGATTGCATTGACGGCGTCCTTGAAGCTATTGAGACTGGACACGAGGCGCCCCAGGCCTTCGGCCCATTGCGCCTGGATGCGCTCCCACATCGTCCCGTAAGTGTCGATGATGTTGGTAGCGGTTTCCTCGGCGGCGGCCGGCAGGCTCTCCAAACCGAGCGCCTGCGCGGTAATGCCAACCCCGGGCGCGCCAAACATCATGCCAGCGAAAACCAGGGAAAGGCGTTGCGCGACTTCTATGGCGTCCTCGATACCCTTGGTAAGATGCTCCCGCACCGCCCTGTCTACGGCGTCCGCACCATCCTCCATGCGCCTCCACATATCCTCCGTGGTATTGACCAAATCCTCAAATAGATCGCTGATGTTCTCCATGCCCGGGGCGATTGCGTCGACGTAGAATCGCTTATAGACATCGGTAGCGGTTATCACCGTGTCTATCATGCGCTTCCACATGGCGTCGACATTCTCAAGGGCTAACTCGTAGCCAGCCCATGCATCCACCCCGGCCACGAGGAGCGCGTGCAATACCTTCTGCGCCTCCGCAAGATCGGCGGTCGCCGCGACATAAGCTGGAGTGCCTTTCGCCAGTAGCGACAGTTCCTTCTGGAGTTGTTTGACGGCTTCCCTGGCCTCGTCGACGCGGGTCTTGAACTCCTTAGTCGCACCACCAGCATTGTCAGTTACAGGAGCTACCGCCGCGACTTTCGCCGTATAATCGTCAACGGCTTTGCCGGCGGCCTTGAGGGCATCCTCATATTCGCGCCGCGCAGCATCTACCGCACGCCGCAGCATATTGGTGGTTCCCCTGTAGACGGGGCCCGCAGCGAGTGCGGCTTGTGCGGCCGTCAGCTTTTCCAAGGCTTCCGCGGCGCGTAGGACTTCAGGTGTTTGCGCGATAGGCCCAAGCATCCGCACCCGCGCCACCTTATCCATCGAGTCCGCGAGTGCCTCCGACGCCTTCTGCATCGCCCAGATACTGGCTATCGCTATGGTCAGCGCAATAACAATGCCCGCTGGCCCCGTCAGTATGGTAACAACCGCGGCGATGCCGGCCATAAGTTGAGGCAGGATAAGCAGGATGCCGCCGATAGCGGTTGCCAGGAGGCCGACTTTCGCAGTCATGGTTGCAATGCTCTGGGTCAGTTTGGGATTCTCTCTGACCCAAATGCCGATGGTATCAATCGTCTCCGTCAACTGCTCTATGAGGTCCTTACCCTCTGGCAGCAAACCCTCGCCAATGGCGACCTGCAACTGGAAGAAGGAGTCGCGGAGGTTTGACAGTCGGCCCTCAAGCGTCTTGCTCGTCTCCTCCATGGTGCCGCGGAAGCGCTCGATAAGCTTGATCGCTGCGGGGAAGAGGGCCTGCCGATTGATAACCTCGCCAGTCTTTGTGAACTCGACGCCGAGTGCGGCGAAGTCTTCTTTGACGAGCCCGAGGTTTACCGCGACCTGCTCCGTCTCGAACATCCCTGCCTTGAGCTTCGCGAGCGTGGCAATCACGCGAATCATCGGCTGGTTCATCGCAGCCGCGGTATCACCAAACACCGTCATTGTTTCCGAGATAGAGCCCAGACTGAGCCTCATGGCCTGCACCATGATGTCGGCTTCGATGATACCGGGCAGGTCGAACGGCGTCTTGGCGGCGAAGTCGACCAGTTCCTTGAGGCGCTCTTGGGCTGCCTTTGCCGAACCCGTCAGGACCCTGAACTGCGCCTCGTAGCGTTCCATCTGGCCCGCGGCACTCAGGAAGGACCGCGTCATCAGCAGGGCCCCGGCGCCAGCACCGGCCATGGCAAGCCCAAGCCCGCGTATCTGGGCCTGATGATCCTGGACGAACCTGTTCATTCGGCCCATGCTGCGCTGCGTTTGCTGCTCGACGGCCTTCAGCGCCTTGACGGCCTTGTCATAGCGCAGTTCAATTGTGCCGACTACCGAGCCGGCATCGAAGCCCGCCATCTCAGTCCTCTACCTTCCTCGGCGTCTGCTTCACCGGGTGTTGCAAGGCGTCAATCACCACCCAGCCCCGCAACTTGTCCCAATCGCCGGTGCTGCTCGCACTTTCCGCCTTCGGCTTGTCAGCTTGTGACTCAAGCGCAGCCACCGCCTTCTTCCTGGCAGCCTCGTCCAGATACGGGAATGAAGCCGCGTTGATGGCCATAACGTGCTCTCTCGTCCGCAGGCGATGGCCCGCGGCGAGCAAGGTTTGGAACAACCGGAATGGCATCTGCAGAACGTCGCCATCCCGGCCAGTCCCTATGCGCGTGGGGTCTCCCCCAACGTAGCGGAGGAAGGAGGCGAGGGCGTCGGGCCACTCGATGGGCTCGCCGCCTTCTCCGCCTCCGCCACGACTTCCGGGAAGAAATGCCTGGTGATGGCCTCGGCCAGACTCGTCGCCTGTCGGGCGTTCAGTTTCCTGAATACCTCCCTCGGCATACCCGCGTCCTCCATGACGGTCTCGATCAACTCCCACTGGTCCGAGCCCGCGCCCGACTGCCGGGCGCGGTCCACCTTCATCATGGTCTCGACGGTCACATCGACCAGGTATTCCGTCCCGGAATGCCTTATCGTCAGCGGTTCGCTTGCCAGTGCGTCTAGGTCATGTACGCTCACCGTTTGCGTCTCCTATCATCAGGCGAAAGTCGCCGCCACTTTCCATTTCCGCTCCAGTCGGCACTCTCTAGGGGCATCGGCATAGAGATACCCAGCAAGCCTAGCGGCTGGCTTGCCCCCATAGAAGAGTTGATAGTAGCCCCGTCCTGTCTTCAGCAAGCGCGTACGGCTCTGCGTGATTTCTTGCAGATAGGCTACGAGGCCCCGCATAAAGTCCAGGCTCATGCTGGTGATCTGCATGACCGGATAGACTATGCCGCTCTTGCTGTGCCGCATAGTTCCAAGGCTACCGTCACCATCCCAGTAGCCACGCAGAAAGTCGGCCATAACGTCGGCCGGAATGTCGGGCCATGGCAGGGTACGGCTCTTTGTCTCGGTGAGGCCATATGCCCGCAACTGTGCTGCAAGGTGATGAGACCCCACGGTCCATGTCAGTAGTTCTTGGGTCGCGCCGTTTCGATACAACGCGATTGCCCCAGCGTCCACAATGGCCCGCATTTGATGACACAGAGCCCCATCTTTCGGAGCAACTGCTAGCGAGACATGATTGGTCTTGCTAACTGAACCATCCGATGCCATAAGGCCCATCGCCCATGCGGTCGCCCTTGTGAGCGGTCGGTCCCAGACGTGATATACGCGCCTGCGCGATTTGCCAAAGCATACCGACGAGCAATAACGACCGCAGCCGCTCTTCAGCAGATAGGGTCGAGTTATAAACTCGGCACCACAAATCTCGCAACTACGTATCATCTGGGCCCCTAATCACACGCACAGAGGAAAGCTTCCGATCCCATGAACATCAGGCGCGGACAATCCTGAGAGACCGGGAAGACCTCGAAGATCACGTGCAGGACCTTCTGGTTCTCATAGTCGTGGTTGATCTCCGCGTCCACTCGCGGGTAGGCGAGAGGGAAAATGAACCATGTCTCGGGGTTCGGATCCGGGGAACCATTCCAAAACGGCTGGACTATCAGCCGCTGGGCCTGGTCGCGGTGGCTCGTGCCGAGTCCCACGAGGATCTCCAGGGACTGGTCGTCAGGTGCCGCAGTCGGCGTCGTTACGCCGTCGCAGAGGAAGGCCTCTGTCGGCATCGCGTTCATGAGCAGTTTCCAGCTCAAGTTCGCGAAGCTCGCCTCGACCTCAATCGTCTTGCCGACGGTCATCGCGTCCCACCTATTGATGCCAGTCTGGTGGAAGTGGATGTCCGCGGTTTCCTCACGAATCCGCACTACAACCGGCGTATCCCACGTCTTTCCGAATTCCGTCTCCGCGCCGGCGGGCCCGTAGAGAATCCGTGCGGGGCCTAGCAGTGCAAAAGCAGTCGCGTCAGCCATGCTGTTTCACCTCCTTTCGGTTACGGAATCCATCCCGGCCAGAGAGAAAGCCCCACGTCTCCCTCGCGCGAGGACGTGGAGCTTTGTCTCTCTCCGTTCGGGCGCCCGTCGGCACCCGAGACCGGGCACTTCTGAAGTTGTGACGTCTCGTCTACGCCAACATCAACTCTGCCGTCTTCGCCTTCACATCTATATCGAAACTGATCTCGAAGCGGTAGCGCTCGTCGCCGCCCAGATAGTAGGGTGCCGACCGCGCCGCAATGACTTCTGCGTACCACTCCGGGGTATACGTCCCGTCCCCCAGGATGGCGCCGGGCACGTCGCCGATCACCTGCCATATCGTGTCGGCAAGGCGGTAGGCCGCCCAGTAATCGCTGCCCGTCGGCCCCACGCTCAGAATCTGGAAGCCGTAAAAACCGACATTGTGTCGCAGCCTCGGCTGCATCGGGTCGCCCGGGCGTTCGAGGATGACGGCATGCGCGCCCTCCTGTAGGACGGGCATATAGGCGCAATGCCATTCCTCGCCCGGCAGCAGGCCGGTCCGAACTTTCACCCAATCGAACACTTCGCGAATGAGGAACATGCTAAGTCATCCCCAGATGGCGGGAGACAGCCGCCGCCCAAGACCGGATATACTCCTGGCGGTGGCGTGTGAGCTTGGACGAGAGGTAGTAGTTGCCCGCGCTCGATTCACGGAACCTCATCGGTATCTGGTGGACCCTCGCCGCGTAAGTCGTGTTGAATCCCACCTGCAATTTGCAACGGCGCCAGTGCGCGCCACCGAAGACCTCGAAGGTTCCGCTCGACCGCAGTTTGCCCGTCCGATACGGAACGGTCGGGACTTCGTTGATGGCATCATGGAGCACCGCCACCCCAATAGCCGCCGCAGATCGACTCACCACGTCCGGGTAGGCACGGGCAAGCCCGTCCAGCCGGCCCTGCATCTTCTCCCAGCCATCCCAACGGATCGGTTCAGCCATCAGCGCACCCAGATGTCCCAGTGTCGCCCGGGGTCATGCGCCCATCCCTCCTGCCGGTCGCGGCGGGCTATCGCATAGGTCCGGCCCTCGAAGATAATCCTGTCCTGCGGCCCAATATCCAACTCCACATCTGAGCCCGTGTCCGGGTCCGGGTAGGTCGGCGGGATGAAAATGCGGGCCGCACAAACGACCTCCTCGCCGGTGTCGTCTATGATCCTGTCCTGGTCGAACTCGACGCGTGCGTTCAGTTGCAGCGTTACCGGCGTGACCTCCTGAAGCGGCTCGTTGTAGCCGTCCAGTCCAGTGCCCTCGTCACCGGAGGGCCCGCGCAGAAGTTGGATGACGTGGATGCAATAGCGTAAGAGGAGGCGGAAGGGCATATCAGGCCACCCCCAGGCTCGTCACGCGTCGCCCCAAGCGACCCTGGAGAGCGGCGATGTCGGGGACAACTTCGGCGGAGCTTGACATCTCGCGCATCGGTTCGAGCATCCTCCGCTCTTCCATCAACTCTCTATTGACGCCGATGAGGGAATGCCCGCAGTCCGGGTGGAGCGGCGTCTTATGCTGGGGTTGTAAGATCGGAAAGCCTGGCGTCCTGCCCGTGATGGAGAATGTCTTGCCTTGCAGGGGCAGGCAGATCGTCGGGCAAGCGCCGCTGTGGACACTCATCTGCATGAGGTCCTGTCCCGCCGAGAGGGTTCGTGCGATGGACCCTTCGGTTGCGGCCTGCCGGGTCGCCGTGCGCGCCACCATCTCGCCATAGTGTTTCATCGTATAGTGGCGCAACTTGCCATCCTTACACATGACGGCGATCATCTCGCCCCGCGCCGTGCGCTCAAGTTCCAGCCGCAGAGCATCCGGTACGTAGCCCTTGAGCCTCGCCGAAGCGCCATCCATCAGCGTTTGCTTGATACGTCGCCCCAATTCATCGGGCCCCAACCCCTCGACGATGCCCTCGGCGATCAGTCGGGCGATCTGCTGCTCTGCCACTAATGCCTGCTGCGTATCTATCCAAACGCTTCGGGCAAACGGCGCGATGCTCTGCAAGGCCTGCGAGGTGTCCGCCATCACGCGGGCTATGGCGGCCTGCGCGCCCTGCCTGTCGATCAGGGTCATCGAAGGCAGCACCGGCAACCGCATGGCCCCGTTCGACAGCAGCATCCCGTGTCGGTACGCCCGCGGCAGGTGCAGGTTGCACCAGCCCTCCTGGTGCTGTTCGAGCGCGCGGACGATGGAGTCGATTTGCTGCAGAAGCAACTGCGTGCGGCGATATTCGAATGGGGTGGTAGCCGCCCGTGCGAGAACGGCCTCCAGGCGCGCCTCCGCCTGCTCGTAGAAGCGCACGAGGGACGGCACCATCTCCTCGAACATCGAGACGTCTATGGGCATCTCACCATCCGGCGTCCGGGCTGTCGTGCATGCCGCGGCGAAAAGCACCCTGCGTCCGGTCGGTGTCTGCGCGCCGTCCCGCCTTATCCGCCACGCTTACGCCCCCGAAGTAGACGGCCGTCATGGCGGCCTGTGCTTGCGCGATCAACTCAAGGGCTTTGTCGTTCATGTCCTTGACGGCGCCGCGCCAATCTTCGGAGAAGCGACCGATCTGGAAGTTCGGATTGGAGCCGATGCTGATGGCCCATGTCTGCAGCAGGTGCCCGGCGGCCAGCATGCGGTTCCCGCCATCGTCGCTCAATGTCGCGGTGATCTCCTCGTCCTGGAAGTGGAAAGCGTCGCCGCAGTAGATGAGGCCCGTGTCCTGGATCTTGAATCGAATCCAGGCGACGTCGCTCACCGCAGGGTTGCCCGCGTAGGTGGTAGTCACGCCGCGACCAGCTCCTCGGCAGGCATAGGCGCATGCGCCCGCTTCACGGCCGCGATGCGCTTCTCGATCCCCTTGACGCCCTCACATGCCTCGGTATGTCCCGCCGTGCCCTCCTCCAGCGTTTCCAGGTGGGCCTTGGCGTTGAATAGCTCTGCCTCGAACTGGGCCTGCGTGAAGTGGGGGTGGGTGTCGCTTGCGAACTTGCGGCCACACTTGCAGGTTACGATCTCCCCAACGTCCGTGGCGTCGATGGGCGCGGCGTAGCCCGCGCGGATCAGGTTATCGCCCGACGGGAGCTTGATGACCTCCCCGCGAAGGATCTGGATGAAATCGTCGGGGTTGTTGTGTCCCTTCGGATCACTCGTGTACTCGTTGTTTACGATGCAGAACGGCATATCGTCTCCCTTTCTGTTTGGGGGCCCCGTCCATTAGGTAGGCCCGGGACCCCCTTCTCAGCGGTCAGTTATCGCCTAGAGGCAGATCGGCATGTCCAGGACAACCTGATTCAGGATGCCTGCGCCGGCGACTGCGTTCGGGAAGTAGACGCCGAGGTTGGTCTCCACGAGCTGGACATCGAAGTAAATGTTGCCTACGATGATGTCCTTCTTGGAGTCTTCCTCGCCTCGATACTGCTCGATCTGCACGTTCATCCCGGTGTGGTTCGCTCCGGTATAGGAGAACGTGTAGCCGGCCGAGGGGTTCATGGTCGAAGGCGACGGCGCCGTGTAGCACAGCAGGGCGTCATTGGGAACAGCCCAGCGGCCGTCCCATTGGCCTTCCATCGGCCCGACGTCATGCACCGCCTGGGAGACGAGTAGGCGCTCAATGTTGAGCGCATCTGCCACCTGCGCCACAGACAGGTTCGGCTCGGCAGAGCCGAGGTTGCGATAGATGGCGATGATCTGGGGGTTCATTCGCAGATAGTAGAAAGTCTGCTTATTGACCACCAGGGTATTGGGCTGGAAGCCACTGCCGAGCGCCATACGGAGCTTGGCGTTCATGATGTCCGTGATGGGTGTTGCGGCCGCAAGGTTCCATGCGCCCGCGCCGAAGACCCCTTGGTTGGGCCAGTTGGCGGCAACCATGACGGCTGCCGACCACATCTCCTCACGCTTGAGGAGGATGTTCTGCGTGATCCACTGGACGGCATCGCGCTTCAAGTCGAGCGGGGGCGTGGCGTTCGCCGTCTCTTCGTCGGCGATCTCCTTGCCCACCGCGTACTCGCGACAAAGGTACGTGCTATCCCAATTGACGTGGAAACCGGACCTCTGCGCCTTCGCACCAGGCGCCCGGGGCCGCACGTTCAACGTCGCATTGAACCAGTCTTTAGGACAGTACCGGAGAATGCGATCTGAAATGGTCGCCACCGGCACCATGGGGAAGACCTTGCCCGCCACGAAGATGTCCTGGTCTGCGATGTAGAACTTCTCCGCGATGTTCGTCAGCGGGATATTGACATGAACTTGGCTTGTGCTAGGTAGTGCTGGCATAGTTCATATCCTCCTTATCCGAAGTCCACCCACTGCGCATCCGCCTTCCATGGGTTGAGGGCCTCAACGTCGAGCGTAGCCTTCTCGGATCCCGTAGGAGTAGGCGACAGCACACCGGGTTCGTGTATTTGTCCGCCGATCCAGTCCTCCGCGACCGCGGCCACCGCGTGGCCGTTCACGTCGGATGCCCACGACGTAGCGCAGGCAATGGCCGCGGGAATGACGCAGAAACTCTTACCAACGCGCATTACCAGGGCCGGTTCCGTGATGTTCGGATCGTTCTGCAGGATGCCGCACATCTTCTGTCCGGCCCCGCACAGCCCGATGAGTGGGCCATTCCAGCGGTCGGAATAGCACACTATGTCAACGATGTGATACGGGTTGGTCCTCAGGTCTTCATTTGCGATGAAGGTATGGAGGACTTCCGCAAGTTCTGGCATTGGTTATCCTCCTCTCGTAGCTTCAGCGTCGCTACGTCTGGCGAGGGCCGGGTCTTCCGCCCTCACCTTCATGATCGCGTCGGCGAGATCCAACTTGCCGCTCGCGTCCTTCTCGACGCGCGCCTTGGCGAGCCGCATAGTCTCGTCCTGCGCGGACTCGGGAACGTCTACGCCGCGTCGCGGCGAACCAATCGGGGTGCTGAGGTCGATTGACTTAGTCAGGCCCTCCGCCCAACCAGCGAACTTCTCGCGCTGCTCCGGCGTCCATGACCGAACCAGTTTGATCTGGTCTTCGCGGGACATGCTGGGCAGGTTCATCGTGTCGACCAGCTTCTCAACCTCAACCAGGTCGGCCTTCGCAACCATCTCGGCCTGGAACTTCTTGAGGTCGCCGATTTCGGCATCGCGCTTCGCGAGTTCGGCCTTGTGCGCTTCGCGCTCGGCCTTGAGCACCTTCTCGACAGAGGCCGGTATGTCGGGTGTGACCTCCGGCGTCTCGTCGGGCTTGGTCTCGGTCTTCTCGTCAGGCTTCTCTTCCGTCTTCTCTTCGGGCTTCGGGTCCTCGCTTATCGCTTTCACGATGTCCGCAAAGGCAGCACTCGATCCGAGCAGACGCAGGGCACCCTTTAGTGCATTGCGGTCCTTCTCGGACAGCTTGCCATCCTTGGCCCGACTCGCCATCGCCTTCATCAGGGCATCTTCACCGTCGACTGCGGTATTGAGAGCCCCCTCGATGGCGGCGGTTTCC